GACAAAATTGCCATTACTATCCGGACCGTCACCGTATGACAATGCAGGCGCCGCATTCAAATTCTCATCACGAAACCACTCGTGATAAATCAAGTTATACGCCCGCAACGGCAAACAATTGACAGAAACCGTATTACCGGCTCCCATCTGTCCCACAGTCGGCAACCCGAAATAATCATATAACGAACCAACCGCAAAGCCGCCCACCGGGCTCACCACTTGCGGTATCGCATAAGAAATCGAATCCCCCGGATTCGATTGCTCACCCATGAACTTTTTCCAATTCGACCACACAAGACGATTGGGAACGAAAAAGAAAAACGAATCGAGGTGCAAATTGTCCATCAACGGAAACAACGGCGTGGCCAAACGCGCAAACGCCGTCATAGAACACTTCCACGAATCACCAGGAAGCACCTCCTCGCACAGCACAGGAATCAAGATACCAGCATCGAAAGTCGTCTTATACGCCTTCTCAATACGAAAAGCAGACCGAGGAACATCAGATCTCGGAATCATAGAAAACTGAGACGAAGACACAGACTGATTACGAAACATCATAGCGAACGCCTCCACAAGAGATAACCGAATGCCCCTCCGCAAGCTCCGGAAAACCGGTTTAGCAGGGAAGGACGTTCGGCATGCGCGAAAACCCGCGCATACCAATTAGCCGCTTCGCGGCCATAAAAACACATGGAAAAAACCAAAACACAAAGAGGGGAGGAGGTTAAACACCCCCACCCCTCTATCAACAAACGTAACGAGAGAAAAAAACGGGAGGCTAAGCTCGCCCCCCGAAAACCCCCCACGCTACTCGGACTTCACAACAAGCGACGCCACCTCGATAAACTGCTCCGCATGCGCAAAACCAATCAGCTGGCCCGTTTCATCGTGAAACGACCCAACAGCCATCACAACAAAATCCTCCGGATGCTCAGCGACCACAGACGTCGGCTCACGCCGCAGATAATCCTGAAAATCCCGCAGAAACACGGCAGGGGAATCGACCAACTGCAACGGCCCATACCGCCCGGCCTTCTTATCCAGCACCGAAAACACGCTCTTGATCATTTAACTTCTCCGAGTAAGTCCAACACGCGCCACATCCACCTTCTCACGAACCGACAGGCGCTCATCGGTCGTATCGTCACGATGCGCCAATGCCGCCACGTAACGATCATATTTTATCTCCTCCATCTTCAACTCGTCAACCATTTTATTATCATAATAACGAGGAACACGAAGCTTACGACCATTGACAATAACACCATCACGCGGAAAAACGTCTTTTCCGAACTTTGCAAACCAAGTCGCACCGATCCCAGGCTTGAGCGACATTCGACAAAAAGGCGGGACAACCGAGTAGACCTCGCCGGTATCCGAATCGAATCTTCGATACTCATTCTTACCCGCCTCACCATTAAGCTTCGCCAGCACATAACGAGCAATGTACCCTGCACTCTGCTCCGTCAGCGATCCAATTTCCGAACGACCAAAATGCCACAACGACTCCAACTTCGGCGACCTCCAAACACTATATTCTCCCGCCTTCCGCAGAAACCGACGATCCTCCGCGAAATCCACACCGAAGAAACCAACATGGTAATGCGGACGCCGCAACTCTTCACCGTACTCGCCACACATGAAAAACCGAAACGGATACTGATGCCGCAACCTCTTAAAAAACGCCTGCACATGCGGATAGTGCAACCCGCCGCCACGCGGCAAGTGCTCATCATCATACGTCAACGTCACAAACGAATTCCGACCATCATACATCGATGCTTCATGCATCACACGCACCGACCACTCGCGCGCACGCCTCAACCTGCATCCGATACACTGCCCACAGGGAATAGACAACGTCGAATGGGTCCGCGCCGTCTCTCGAAACGACACGGACCCATCATCCATCCGATAGGCAGTCAACGGATGGTAACAACTCAAAGCCGCCAACCTCCACGCATGACGGTGACATTCGCAGCAGCCGTACGCGCCACGTTCCGCCGAAACTTCTTCGCCGACCGACTCTTATTCACCGGCATTCTCTTCACAGGACGCATTGCCATCACCTCCGAAAAAAATTAACATCGACACCGTGCA